CTCGGGACTCCAGTTCCAAGGCGTGATGACTGAATAAGGAGCAAAATCATGGCTGATTACGTCACCGATGGAAAAATTGGTATTGATCTGACCGCAACTTATGCGTCCACTTCTGCCGGTTCTACAACTTTGTTCCCCGTTACCCCTGGTACTCGGGTGAACACTTCCAACAACGGCGTGTATATGTTTGTTCGCGCCGAATCCACTATCAACGCATTTGATGCGGTGATCATGAGCACTTACGCAAACTCAGCGAGCTTGACTCCTGTGATGCGAGCTGTGCCTGTGACCACCACAAACGCTAAAGATTTGGGTTTTAACATGGTTGGCTTTGCACAAACCGCGATTGCTTCTAGCTACTACGGCTGGGTTGGCTTGAACGGTATGTTGCAGGTTAACTTGCTGGTTGCTTGCCAGCCTAAAGTGCCTTTGTACACCACCTCTACCGCTGGATCACTGGACGATACAACTGTGTCTGCTGGCTTCATCCAAGGTATTGTGGCTAATACATCTGCCACTTCTGCATCCGCACCATTCTGTATGGTCAACAATGCAGGCTTGATCATGGTTGGCGCAGGCTAAACCAGACTGATGCCCCGCCCACAAAGCGGGGTGTCTTTTTAATGAGTTCTGTCCCTTTAAAAATTGTTGGTAAATGTGTCGCAGAAGACGAGACACTGTTTGCCCACATGGATGCAGCGATTGCCCGAGGTTTTCCACAGGTTAAACAAGCCGAGCCAGCAAATACTGGTTCTATCTTGTTGGTGGCAAGCGCCCCGAGTGTCAAGGGTCAATTAGAGGTCATTAAAAAGATGCAAGCTGCGGGGTCGCCTATTGTGGCGATCAAGGGCGCACACGATTGGCTTATTGCCCAAGGCGTAATCCCAGACTATGCTTTAGCTATTGACCCGCAAGAGCACAGAATAGCGTTTTACAAGCCCCACAAGGCAGTGCATTACATGATTGCCAGCCAATGCCATCCAGCAATGTTTGACAACCTTGATGGGCATCAGGTCACGATATGGCATCCATACGTTAAAAAGGGTCAGGATCGCCCCAAAAACTCTATGCTGATAGGTGGAGGCACAACCTCTGGTTTAAGGGCTATATCGTTGTTCTACGTCCTTGGCTACCGCCAGTTTGAGCTGTTTGGCTTTGATTCCTGTAATACGGGCGATATGCTCAGGGTCAACGGCGAGGGTCTAAAAGACGGTGACGATCTGGTTGAGGTTAGGATTGACCCAGAGGGCGAGACCTTTTATTGCAACACGGCAATGGCCTTGCAGTCCGAGCATTTTCAAACCTATTACGATTACCTGCCAGATGCCACATTTAATGGGCATGGGCATGGGTTGATTCAAGCAATTATCAAGAAGCGCCAGCAAAACATCATGGAGCTTGGCGGCATTATTGATGTTAAGGCAAACCTAAACAATCGCACTTCATTCATTCATTGGGGCGACAAGAACGCGGCGAGTTGGCGCTATCGAGCCAAGATACCGGCGGGGGATTGGGCAAGCCAAAACGATCTGACCGCTGACACATTGGTGTTTGCCAAACCGCAAGCCAATGAGCTGATGGACATGGCGCGAGCAAAGGCTCGGGGCGCATGGGTGGTGGTGGACTTTTGTGATGATCATTTTGATTGGATGCACTACCAAGAGGCGTTGCGCCTTGCGGATGCGGTAACTTGCCCAACCGTTGAAATGGCAAAAAGAATTAAAGAATTGGGCAAGGACGCTACGGTGATCCCAGACCCTTATGAGTACCCCGAGATGCCACCGCACTGTAATGGGGTTAATTTGCTTTGGTATGGGCATCATGTCAACCGTGAAAGCCTGCAACGCATACTGCCAGACCTCAAGGGTTATCCTTTTGCGGTGGTATCAAACTTTGATGGGGCAATCCCTTGGTCTTACGAGACCATGCTGAGAGAATTTGCCCGAGCCGATATAGTGGTGATCCCTGCCACAGCGCCCTACAAAAGCGCAAACAGGGCAATTGAGGCAATCAGGCAAGGGTGTTATGTGGTTGCAGAGCCACATCCATCTTTGGAGGGTTTCCCCATTTACATCGGCAACATCAAAGAGGGCATCGAATGGACAACACAGCAGAACATGAACGAACTCATTTCCAAGGCGCAGAAGTTCGTGAGGAAAGAATTCTCGCCAGCAACACTGATCGACAAGTGGAAGACAGCTACGAAACGGCCTACAACCTCGGATGTGGTTCAAAGAAATGGGACGGTTGGATAAACGTAGACCTGCATTCTGATATTGCAGACATCCAGTGTGATCTAAGAAAACTTGAGTTAGCTACCGATTCAGCCGATGCGGTGGCAGCAATCCACGTTCTGGAACACTTTTACGAGTGGGAAGTCTATGACTTGCTAACCGAATGGAAGCGGGTTTTAAAGCCTGGCGGCAAGATGATCCTCGAGTTGCCCTGCATGGACAAGGTATTTGCCTATGTCCACAATTGCGTTGTCAACAAAGAGCCGCTACAGCCGTTTATGACCTTAAATGCGTTATACGGTGATCCTAAATACAAGTCAGAAGCAATGTGCCACCATTGGGGCTGGTTTCAGCGCCCATTAAGGGATATGCTGGAAACCGTAGGAATGCAGAACATTGAGTTTCACGAGCCTCGATACCATTTCCCATTTCGTGACATGAGGGTGGAATGCTTAAAGGTGTCTTAACCAACACCGAGCGCCATGAGCAGATGGCAAAAGCAATTCACTTGCCGCTGCTTAAGAAAAAGGGCAAGTTCAACGACCGGCGCATGACCATTGCGTGTTATGGCCCAAGCCTTGAAGATACTTGGCGGCAGCTCAAGCACCCAATCATGACGGTTTCGGGGGCGCATGATTATTTGGTGGAAAGGGGCGTTATTCCTGATTTCCATGTGGACTGTGACCCTAGACCGCACAAGGCGCAAATGTTAAAAAAGCCGCAAAAGAACACCAAGTACCTGATGGCCTCGGTATGTCACCCAGACTTCTGGGAAATTCTTAAGGGGAAAAATGTTAAGGTATGGCATCTGGTTAACGGTAACGATTTCGAGACGGTGGCATGGGTTGCCCAGCACCACCCAGAGGGAATGGAAAGCCTGATAGGTGGCGGTTCGAGTGTAGGAATGCGAGCAATGAATGTTTCGGCGGCTTTAGGGTTTCGCCGGTTTGACATTCATGGCATGGATTGCTCATTTGTAAAAAACCGTCACGCAGGTGCTCATACTGGCAAGGATCAGACTAAAATCATGGTCAGAGTTGGTTTGAGAACTTTCCAAACAACACAGCAAATGCTCCAAGCGGCGATTGAGATGGAGAATTTCATAGAAACGCAGGATGCTGAAGTTGTGTTTTACGGTGATGGACTTATGCAGGAAACTGCTTTCAAACTCAAGGAATTAGCATGAAAAACGAAGTGGCAGGTTGGACTAACGAGAGCTGGATGGAAGACAACCGAGGCAAGATGGCGGTGTTTTTTTATACCAAGCAGGTGCAGAATTCATTCAAGACGGCACAGGAAAACCGTCCGATCTTTGATGAAAAGATTTTCTTGAAGAAACTTGTGCCTGGCGACTCCACCTTGGTGGTTGACCGCCCAATGCGTCCGACCGATGTTGAGGATCACCCAATTGAGTGGGCGCGGTTTGAGCAGAAAAAAGAAAACCGTGTGTCTGGTACGCCTTTGGATGCGTGGTCTATTCTGAGCGACACCCAAAAAGCCGAGTTCAATGCTTTGCATATTTTCACAATTGACCAGTTTGCACAGCTCCCCGACTCAGTTGGCAACAAGATCATGGGCTTTAATGATTTGCGCGACAAGGCTCGCACGTTCATTCTGGCGGCAAAAGACTCTAAGCTGATGGACAATGTACGAGCTGAGACTGAGAAAGTAATGCAGACCCAAGCTGCTGAAATTGCCCAATTGCGTGAGATGATCAACGATCTGACCACCAAAAAAGCAGGCAGACCTAAAAAAGAAACCGTAGAGGAATGATATGAGCTACACGTTACTGCAACTGGTTGACCAAATGTCCGCAGAGTTGGGCCTAACTCAGCCAGCGGCAGTAATCGGCTCATCAAACAATCAGACCATTCAGATTCTTGCTTTGGCTAACCGGCTGGGCAAGGATTTGGTCAGGGATTTTGAATGGCAGCGTCTGGTGCAAGCCTACATCTGGCAAACAGAGGTTGCGGTGAGCACCACGGGAAACATTACGGCAGGCTCTAAGGTCATCACAAATATCCCTACCACGGCAGCGTTGTCGGTCGGTAATGTGATCACCGGCACAGGTCAGACACCGTATGCTGAGATTCTGACGATTGACAGCAGCACCCAAGTAACGCTAAACGCGCCGGTTGCTACTTCTACGTCCTCGGTGTCAATGACATTTGCCAAACAGGACTATGACCTGCCAGGCGGGTACGACCGCATGATCTCAGACACCAACTGGGATAGGACAGACCATTGGCGCAACCTTGGAACTAAGTCATCTCAGGATTGGCAGTTCTTGCAGGGCGGCATTATCTCAATTGGCCCGCGTGAGCGTTATCGGATATACAACAACAAGTTTAGGATTTTCCAAGCCCTGACAACGGTTTACAACTTTTCCTTTGAGTATGTGTCGAACTGGTGGGTATGCGCCACAGGCTCAGATCAGGGATCAAAATCGGCTTATACGGTAGACACAGACACCTGTGTGTTTCCTGATGACTTGATGCTGGCGGGGCTAAAGTTTTACTTCTTAAAAGCCAAAAAGCTGGATTATTCGGTGGAGCTGGGCGAGTTCATGCGATCACTTTCATACTGTAAAGCTCAGGATGTCCCAGTTTCTGCAATGTCCCTTGCACCAGTGGGAATGAACCAATTGGTCGGGCCGTGGAGTGTGCAAGATGGCAACTGGCCTAGTGTTTAAGGGGATGACATGAAATTAGATGGACTGTACGCAAACATTCACGCCAAGCAAGAGCGCATTAAGGCTGGATCAGGCGAAAAAATGAACAAGGTTGGCAGTAAAGCAGCGCCGTCTGCTGCTGACTTTAAACAAGCCGCTAAGACCGCTAGGCCAGAAAAAAAGAAATAAATGCTTAATTCATTTGCCAAGATACCCCGCCAACAGTCTGCCCAGACGGTAACTGTTGCCGCGCCAATTGGTGGATGGAATGCAAGGGATGCGCTGGGGGCTATGGATCCCTTAGATGCGGTGACGTTGACCAATTTTTGGCCTGGCACAAACTCTGTAATCCTGCGAAGTGGGTACACGCAACACGCCACGGGGTTGCCTGGTCAGGTTGAGAGCCTGATGGCATATAACTCAGGCACGGCAAGCAAGCTGTTTGCGGCATCTGTTGACAGTATTTATAACGTGACCAGCGCCGGTGCGGTGGGGTCTGCTGATGTCACCAGTTTAAGTAACGCTAAGTTTCAGTACATCAACATGACCACCACGGCGGGGTCTTACCTGATGGCGGTCAATGGTGCAGACAAGCTCAGAATCTACAACGGCACGACTTGGTTTAAAGACGGTGACGGCGCACCTTATGACATTACTGGAGTAAATACTGCGACTTGTTCAAACATCACACTGTTTAAAAATCGGGTGTGGTTGATCGAAACAGGCACATTAAAAGCATGGTATTTACCGATTAACTCAATTGGTGGAGCTGCAACCAGTCTGGATATGTCTAGTCTGGTGCAAGAGGGCGGCTACATCATGGCGGGAATGACGTGGACGCTAGATGCTGGTTACGGCATGGACGATTACTTAGCGTTTATTACCTCATCTGGCGAAGTTGTAGTCTGGCGATTAACTGATCCAACCACGCCATCTGGTATTTCTATGATTGGGGTTTACACGGTAGGCGCGCCAATTGGACGCAGATGTTGGACTAAATTTGGCGGTGACCTACTGATCATTACTCAGGATGGCGTAGTGCCTATGAGTGGCTCATTGCAAAGCTCTAGGCTTGATCCAAGGGTGTCTATTACCAATAAGATTCAGTACGCCATGAGCGCCGCTATATCGACTTATGGGGCTAATTTTGGTTGGTGCTTGCTGTATTACCCTAAAGAGAATCAATTGCTGTTAAACGTGCCAATTACGGTGGGAACTCAACAGCAATATGTGATGAACAACATTACAAAAAGCTGGTGTAACTTTACCGGCTGGGCGGCAAATTGTTGGGAATTGCACAAAGACAATCCTTACTATGGCGGCAATGGGTTTGTGGGTTTGGCATGGAACGGCGATACAGACAATACTTCTAATATTGAGGGATTTGGGCTACAGAGCTTTCAATCTTACGGCACTGCTTTGCAAAAGCAATGCAAGATGATTCGCTACCACCTCCAAACAAATGGAACTCCTGCGGTGTTTGGTAACGTAAATGTGGATTACAACCTTGCCGATGAATCAGCCCAGCTTAACTTTTCCACAAGTGTTTATGGCTTGTGGGACACAGGATTGTGGGATTCTGCTATTTGGGGCGCTGGACTTGTGCCATTGGCTGATTGGCAGGGGGCGACAAATATTGGATATACGTTTGCCCCGCTGTTAAAAACTGCCACTCAGGGCATACAATTACAGTGGGTCGCAACCGATCTGGTATTCGAGGGTGGCGGTGTGCTTTGAAATAACTTCAGACCATTCGGCGGGTCATTGGACTGCCGAGCAAATTGAGGGCGGTTATTTTGAGGCCAGATGCCGATCAATCGGATTGAAAAAAGACGGCGAGTTTGTTGCCGGTGTGATTTACGAGAATTGGAATAGGCGGTCAATCACTTGCCATATTGCCATTTCTGGTCGGTTGACACCGAAATACTTGTGGGCTATTTTTGACTATCCATTTCGGGTTTGCGATGTCAAAAAGATCATTGTCCCAGTAGATGCAACAAATTCAAAAAGTGTCAAATTGGTTGAAAAGATGGGCTTCACAGAAGAAGCTCGAATCAAAGATGGCATGGCTAGTGGGGACTTGATCCTGTACACATTGGCTAAGAATGATTGCAAATATTTAGGGGAAAGATATGGGAAAAGCAGCACCAGCCGCACCACCAGCGCCTGATTACGCGGGCGCAGCAGTCGCCCAAGGCGCGGCAAACATTGAATCTGCAAGGGCTACTGCCAAGCTCAACAACCCCAATATGTACACGCCTTATGGCACTCAGTTGGTAAGTTACGAGGGCGATGTTCCAACAGTACGGCAAACCCTTAATCCGACATCGCAAAAGTCTTTAGAAGCGCAACAAAATGTTGGCTTGTCATTGTCAAACCTTGCCCAAAAAGGGACGGGTATTGCGTCTGATGTGCTAGACAAACCATTTAATTTTGGCGGCCCTGCGGTTCAGACATCGCTGGACACAAGCGGCATAGCCAAGATGCCGGTTAATGCAGGCATGACAGGCCAAGAAGCAATCATGGCTCGACTTGAACCGTCTTTAGCAAGACAGCGGGTTAGCACTGAGACACAGTTAATCAATCAGGGACTGCGACCAGGCACAGAGGCATACAACAACGCCATTAACTTGCTGGGTCAACAAGAAAACGATGCTAGAACACAAGCTGTTACCCAAGGTCTTAACCTTGATATTGGCGCAAATGCTCAAGGATATAACCAAGCATTACAAAGCGGTCAGTTTGGCAATACTGCACAGCAGCAGGCTATGGCACAAGCAATCCAACAACGTCAAATGCCGTTAAATGAAATCAACGCACTGACCAGCAGTTCACAAATTCAGAATCCGCAATTTGCTGCCTACACAGGCGCAAATGTTGCACCTCCACCAATTGCACAGGCAACAGCTCAACAAGGTCAATATGCTCAAAATGCTTATAACCAACAAGTTGCCGCACAAAATGCAAACACATCTGGATTATTTAGTTTAGGCGCGTCTGCTTTAATGTCGCCAGCAGGTACGTTTGCTTCATTTTCTGACCGCCGATTGAAATCAAATATTGTCAGACTTGGCACTCACCCAATAGGTGTGGGAATCTACGAATACGACATCTTTGGCGGTCGCCAGATTGGTGTGATGGCGCAAGAGCTGATGGAAGTAATGCCAGAAGCAGTAATTGAGCATCCAAGCGGTTATCTAATGGTTGATTACGGGAGACTTTGATGATTGACATTAATTTAAGCCCATACACTGGTGAGCAGCAAGCGTTGGATCGCCGCCGCAGGATGGCTGAAGCGTTGCAGCAGCAAGCTATGTCGCCAATTGAAATGCCTACTATGCCAGGGGTGGCAATCAGTCCTTATGCTGGTCTTGCAAAGTTGTTGCAAGGATATATTGCTGGTAAAAATCTTAGTCGCGCCGATGAAGAACAAAAAGCCTACGAAACTTCCTCACAGGAAGACATAGCTAGATTGTTAAGGAATATTGGTCAATATGAGACTGTGCCTGGTCAAGTAATTACGCCTGGAAAAGAAGCGATATATGAACCGTCTGTGCCTATTCAAGAAAACTTAGATCGTAAACAAGAATTAGTAAATTTAATTGCACCTGATCCAACAAATGCGGCAAGGGCAGCAATTGGTTACAACTTAATGCGCCCAGAAGATAGGGAAAGAATCACAAACTTGCCAAGCATGACTGAGGGCAGAGATATCCCTGCTGTTGCTGAGGAAAGAGGGCCAAGCCGACAAGTGCCTTACTTGTCAACAGAATTGTTAGACCCCACCAAGCCTAATGCCATGAAGACCGGCACTGGTCGCATGATGCTGGCTCAAGTTTTGATGCAACAAGAAGCACAGAAACAAGCTGCGGCACAAGCTGAATTGGCGGCTTCACGACAAATTCACACATTAAATCCAGAACAAACCGCAGGTAGATTTGTTAATGGGCAATTTGTGCCACTTGTTACAGGCAAGCCTAAAGAATTAACCGATTATCAAAACTATCAATTGCAAATACAAAATAATGCAAATGCAATTGCCGCAGCAAACGCTCAAGATAAATCAGGATTAACAGTGAATCCAGAGGCTCTTCAAATAAATCCTAAAATTAAAGGCGTGCCGCCGCTTGCAAAAAAGACTAACCGAATAGATGTAAAAACTAAAAAACCTATTTATATATTTAACGGCGAAGAATACATAGAGGATTGATATGGCTAAATTCACAGGTGAATCAATAATTGACGAATCGCAAGTACAGGCTAAACCCGCGGTCAATCCTGCATTGGCTACTGCATTAGTCCCTAAAAGCGCTGCTGTTGCGCCAAGGCCTGCATTAACGTCAATACCTTTATCCCCGCAAGATGAAAGATCATTTGCTTTATCTCAAACAAACAGGTTGGCGGCAGAAAAATTAAAAATAGCTGAAGAAGCAAGACAACAAGTAATAAGGCAAGCGGATGAAGCACGGCGTTTGCAAATGGAATCTGAAAAATCAGATCAGAAAAAAGCTAAAAATCTTGAAAATTTGCCAACTTTAATTGCAAGAGCTAAGTCAGTTTTAAAAGGTGAAAATGTTGATGAAACAGGCGTTGTATCAAAAGCGCCATTACCAACCCAAAGTTTAGGTGGATCAATAATTGATGTTATGGGTGGATTAGTTGGAAAAACTCCACAGGGCGCAGCACAAGCAGACCGATTAAAAGTAATTGGCGGCGCAATGGTGATGGCAATGCCACGCATGGAAGGCCCGCAATCTGATGCCGACACCAAGCTATATAGAGAAATGGCTGGCAAAGTTGGCGATGAGACTATTTCAATTGAAAGACGGCTCAATGCTTTGGATGAAGTTGAAAAAATATATTCCAAATACAACAAAACTTCTGGATGGAAAGTGGTTAAGTAATGGCTGACCAAATCTACAAAGTCCAAGACCCGCAAGGAAACATTCGCCAGATCAGCGGCCCTGCCGGTGCGTCTGAAGCTGAAATTATTGAACAAGCACAAAAGCTATTTACACCAACACCTGCTACACCAGCACCTGCTACGCCAGCGCCGCCACCAGTTGCTGCGCCAAAAAGTAAATATGTAAATTTGATGTCAATGTTGCCGCCAAAAGAAGAAAGCCCAATGCCAGGCATATTGATGGGCGCGGGTGATCCTTTCTTAGCGGGTACACGTTTGCTAATGGAAACAGGATTGGGTGACAAATTAGACAAACGCGCAATGGATGCCGTTATTGCTGAACGTGAAACAAAATACCAAGCGCAACGACAAAACAAAGGCTTTGACACAAGCCGTTTAGCTGGCAACATTCTTAGCCCTCCCAATGTTGCATTGACGTTGGCTTTGCCAAGCTCACTGGTTTCTACTGTGCCAAGATTGTTGGCAACTGGTAGTGTTGTAGGTGCAGGCACAAGCCTGATGAATCCTGTAACCGAACCAACCCAGCAAAAAGATTATGGCAGTACGCTGAAATCAAACATGATGATGGGCGGTATTCTTGGGCCTGTATTCCAAGGTGGCGCTAGAACTGCTGGCGCTTTAGGTAGCAATGTTGTTCAAAGGTTTAGTGAAAGCTCTGCGGCTGAAGCGGCAAAACTCAAACTTGCCGAAGTATTGTCCAAAAGCGGCATAGGTTCATTGTTTGAGTCTGGCGGGGGTGGTAATGCTTTAACTCAAATTGAAGCTAAATTAGCCAAACTTGGGCCAGAGGCAACTTTATTTGATGCGGCGGGGCAACCCACCAAAGTTTTACTTGACACGTTGGCAACCCTGCCAGGGCAGGCTAAAACTTATGTAGAACAGCTTATTCGCAATAGGCAAGCCACACGCCCACAAAGAATAATGACTGCTGCTGATGAATCTTTAAAAACTGGTGGCGCTGGTTACAAAACAACATTGGATGCGTTGGTTAAACAAAAACAAACCGAATCTGCGCCTTTTTATAAACAAATTGAAAATATGTCTGTTCGGGTTGATGACAACCTACACAAGCTAATTCAACGTGCTCCTGATGCGTGGAAAGCCGCAGAAGATTTGGCAATAAGAGAGGGCAAAGTTCCAATAGATTTGTCAAAAATTAACGCTGGCGATGATTTGTCATTTGAAGCGTTGGACACGTTAAAAAAGGCATTATTTACAATAGCCGAAAAAGAAAAAGTAAACTTTTTGCCCACAGCAGAAAGCCGAGCAACTAATGAACTTCGCAAACAATTAACTCGCAAACTTGATGATTTGTCGCCTAAAGACAAAGATGGTAAGTCAATTTATAAGATGGCTCGGGAGGCGTTTGGAGGGCCAGCGGAACTTGAAACCGCCGTCATAGCGGGACGTACCGCAATGAAAAACGATCAAATTGGCGTTTCTGAGTTAATGAAAGACATGAGCGCTAGTGAGTTAGAAGCGTTCAGAATTGGTGCTTTACAGGCTTTGCGGGATAAAGTTGGAACAAAGGCAGGTCAAACTTCATTGCTTGATTTTTGGCGAGAAACAAAAACTAGCGGCCCATTAAAAGAAATCTTTGGCAATGATTATCGAAAATTTACTGCGGCGCTTTTTAGAGAAGAAAGTTTAAAAAAGATTGAATCAGTAGGCCGAGGATCGCAAACAGCGCAGCGCTTATTGTCAGCGGGTGAATTGGATGCCCAAGACGCAATGCAAGCCGGTCAAGCGGTTGCAAGCGCTAGCCAGGGTAATGTTGGGCCATTGACAAGCACAGTTTTAAATTTTGGTAAAAAGATTTCTACACCAGAACAAACACGCAATGAGATGGCAAAATTGCTATTAGAAAAAGGCCCATTTGCTATGCGTACATTGAGAGACTTGCCTGAGACTGTAAGAAAGTTTAATGAAGCTCAAGCCAAGCAAGCGGCTTTGGCAAATGTTTTAGCACAACAACCTAATAGGTGATCGAATGAGTTACAACGGCAGCGGAACATTTGTAATAAACACTTCTGGGCAACCAGTAGTTGCAGGCACGGTCATATCCTCGACCGCTTTTAACGCCCTCACAGCGGACTTGGCAACAGGTCTGTCCACGGCTATCACTAAGGACGGTCAGACGGCTACAACGGCGCGTATACCGTTTGCGGCGGGTATTAGCTCCACACTGGTCACAGACTCCTCTAGCGTCTCCACAGGGTCAATCATTACGGCTGGTGGTGTGGGTGTGGCTAAGGCGCTGTATGTGGGTACTACGGCTAATATTGCGGGGGTCTTATCGACAACCTCACCCAATATAACCACCAGCATCACAACGCCAAGCACATCGTTTGATTTGATAAATGCTACAGCGACCACCTTAAATTTAGGCGGGGCGGCTACTGCGGTTAATGTTGGTGCGGCTACCGGCACGATGACCGTAGCAAACACCACATTGGCTGCAAAAGCCATTACAGCATCCACCACCTTGGGGGTAACTGGAACTACTACCCTGACAGGCGTTGCAACCCTCACAGCCAATCCTGTGTTGTCTGCGGGTACTGCAAATGGCGTTACGTATCTGAATGGTAGTAAGTCTCTTACTTCTGGTTCTGCAATTACATTTGACGGTACTAACTTTGCCACAACAGGTACAGCAACCGCAACCAAGCTGATTCCTACAGGCACATCTGTCACTGGTAACGGTCTGTATCTTCCTGCGGCAAATGCGCTTGGCTTGTCTACTAACGGCACAAATGCTGTTTACATAGACTCAAGTCAAAATGTGGGGATTGGTGGGACTCCTGCATCAGGTCACAAGTTAAATATAATTGGCACTGCCGCAACTACATTGGCTGCTTGGGGTGTAACAGGAACAACAACTTCTGGTTCATTTGCTCAATTTATAAATACAGGCAACACAACTATCATTGGCGTTGAAAGTTCCGCTGGGGCAAGTCTTATTGGAGGCACATCAGCCTACGCTTCAATATTTGGAACTTCTAGTGCCGCATCTGTGCAGTTTGTTACAAACAACAGTACTAGAACAACCATCGACTCCAGCGGTAATTTTTTGGTGGGGACTACAGTTACGCCAACAGGTGCAACAGGTGGGTCTGGTTTCATTGCTGAATCAAGCTCACGAAGAACGCTTTTAGTCGCCAGCACTTCAACTTCTGCAATAGCTTTGGCTGCGTTTATTAACCCTAATGGTACTGTAGGAACAATTCAGACAAGTGGTTCTGCAACTTCATACGTCACTTCTTCTGATTACCGCTTAAAAAATAGTATTGCACCCATGACAGGCGCATTGGCAAAAGTAACCTTGCTTAAACCCTGCACCTACAAATGGAATGTAGACGGCTCAGATGGTCAAGGTTTTATTGCTCACGAACTACAAGAGGTTGTGCCAGAGTGTGTGACTGGCGCAAAAGACGCTGTAGAAACTTACACCGATAAAGATGGAAATGAGGCTACACGCCAAGCCTATCAAGGCATTGACACCAGCTTCTTGGTTGCCACATTGACAGCCGCAATTCAGGAGCAACAAGCCCTCATCACAGCCCTGACAGCACGAATCACAGCACTTGAGACAGCACCATGAGTTTAGATACAGACTTCTACGCTCACCAAGCATCTTGCGATGAGCGATACAAGAACATCGAAGAGAAGCTGGAGTCAGGCAAAGCTCGTATGACGCGAATTGAGTACCTGATCTACATTGTCATCGCCGCTGTGCTGCTTGGCCCAGGCTTTGCTGCTGAAATGGTTAAGAAACTTTTGGGGCTGTAAATTGAACCTATCACATTGGCACTGGCTGCAATTGCTGGAATTAAGCAATCTGTGGCTTTGTACAAGGAGGCGAAAGCCGCAGGGACAGACCTTTACAAGATAACCAAGGAAATATCTGGATTCATTGGACAATTCTTTGACTCGCATGAAGAGATAAAAAAAGAAGTTAAGCGGCAAGAGCTTGACCCACCAAAAACTAAATCAATGAAAGCACAGGCGCTTGAGAATGTGTTTCACCAGATTGAGTTGGAACGACAGTCAGTAGAATTGCGTGAGTTTTTGATCTATCACACAGACCCAGCACTAGGTGCAGTCTGGTCACGGTTTGAAGAAGAATATAAAAAACTAAACGAGGAAAACGAAAAACAGATTGAAATGGAACGTCAAGCGGAGTTACAACTCAAATGGCAACGCAAAAGAACAATAAGCAACCTACAAGACAAGGCGCTAATAATCGCAGCAGTTCTGACAGTTACTATATACCTCCACCTGATGCTGTGGTCGATAAAACAAATGAGCATGGACAAGTAGTTTTTTTAATTTGTTTGGTTGTGATAATGCTGATTTTGCCGCTGTTCTTGTATTTGATGGCATCAATGTATTTTGATATGCTCGTTGTTCAGCAAGAAAACAAACAACAGCAAAAAGCTGTCCAGAAATTGATTGACAAAGCAAAGGAAAAATAATGCTCCCAATACTTGCATCATTGCTTGGCACACTAGCCGAAAACGGTTTGGGGCTGTTGTCCAGCGCCATTCAAGCCAAGGGCAAGGACGTAGTCGAAAAAACGTTAGGCGTAAAAATCCCTGACGCACCGACTTCTGAGGATGTTGCCAAGCTGCGCCAGCTTCAATTTGAACATGAAGAGCGCCTCCTTGAGCTGGGCATTGAAAAAGCCAAAATGGAATTAGCCGAACTTGATCTGTTGGCTAAAGCTGCTCAGAATGACGCTGACAACATCACAGACCGCTGGCAGGCAGATATGTCTAGTGATTCATGGTTGTCCAAAAACATACGCCCTATGAGCCTTATAGCCATTTTCTTGGGCTACTTCTTGTTTGCCATGATGTCAGCCTATGGATTGAACGCTAACGAATCCTATGTGACCCTATTGGGCAACTGGGGGATGCTAATCATGGGTGCTTACTTTGGCGGTCGCACAGTTGAGAAACTGGCAGAAATGAGAAAAAAATGAAAGCCAAATTAACTTTTTTTGTAACCCTGATGGTTAGTTTTACTTTGTGCGTTGTCATCCTTAGCATGGTTGGCGTTTTGATGACAGGATTGTTTGACGAAAAAGTGGACAACGCTGAAATCTTTAAACTGATTAGCCCGGCATTTCAAACCATTGTGGGCGGGTTTATTGGGTTGTTGGCTGGCGTGAAACTATCGCATGATGAGGAAGAAAAATGAGCTTAAGCACTGAACAAGCCGCATTCCTATTGGATGCCTGCAAACTAATCCAATACGCCACTGAGCAGGGTTTTATGGTTACCGGCGGGGAGCTGTCCCGTACACCAGAACAACAGGCCATCTACTTTAAAACAGGTCGTTCCAAGACCATGAACTCCATCCACCTAAAACGCTGCGCCATTGATCTGAACTTCTTTAAGGATGGAAAGATTATTTGGGATAAAAATGTTTTAGAGCCAATTGGTGCTTATTGGGAAAGCCTTAATAAAACTAATTCGTGGGGTGGCAATGGTGTATCATTAGTAGATACGCCACACTTTTCTAGGGGATTAGATGGAAAACCAGAATTTAGAAGAATCACCAGTTGAAAAATTTGCAACAAAATATGATTTTTTGTTAATTTCAAAATGCGGTAGGGTATTTAGCAAAGACAGAATAAAACATAGTTTTTCAAGAAACCGTGCGCCTTATTCTTGCAAGATCAATGGCAAAGAATTGAAATTGCGAAAAGACAAAAATGGTTATTTGCGTTTCAATATTGTTGAAAACGGTAAACACATAACCATTCTTGTTCATAGATTGATGGCAGAAACTTTTTTAGGGGATCGACCAAATAACCTTGTTATTGATCATATAGACAGAAACAACAATAACAATAAAATTGAAAATTTGCGGTATGTTTCTTATGCTGAAAATACAAGAAATTCTAATTTTCACAAAATGACTGATGAAAAAAAACAAAAAGCTATGCAAATGAAAAACATTGGTTTGTCTATTGCCGCTATTGCAAGGGCTTTAAATGTTTATCATGGATCAATTAAATATTATTTTTCCAAAATTCAATCCGCAAAAATGTAAAGCAGTAGGACAACCCCGCCAATGCCAATAAGTGCGCCGACCGCCATGACCAAAATGGTGATAATTATTTCTCCCATTGTTTACATAGCTCCTTAACGGCTTTGGTCTTGCGGGGTTTGTTGCAGACCTTGCTAACAGACTTTTGTTTAGCTTTATACATCAACTCGGCAACGGTCGGCGGTTGGGGATGCCAGCTCATTGCCATTGACAACAAGATCAGCCAGCGCAATTTTTATCCTTGAGTTTGGCTTCAATGGCTTTGGCAAAAATATGGTGAGGTTGCTTCTCTTTCCACAAGTCTTTGTTCCAGCAAGCATCAATCTGCTCATCACTTAGCCCTACCCATGTGCGCTGTGGTGAATAGCGTTCATATTGGCATTTATCACCTTTTTCATGGTCGTTAAAACAAACCAGCAAATCATTTCCATCAAACTCAACATTCCAACGCTCTCTAACATTGCGTGGCTCCTGCTTTGGCTGTGCCAAGGCTTCTTTGATGGTGGCAATTGCTTCGTACATCTTTTCTGCTGACTCATTAAACTCATCATTGTTTGTCCAATCAATAGACAATTCTGTTTCCAACGCATCAAGCGCCAGCTTCAATGCTTCTTGTGTCATGATTCAATCCCAAAATGTTCTTTCAACTGACCGCCATCTGCATAAGAAACAACTTCGCCGCTATGTTCGTCTATGTCAAATGCGGCATCAACCAAGGTTGCACATTCCAGAATAATCAACTCGGCAAATTTTGATTCAAATGCTTCAGACCACGTAGGTTCACCTCTAAAGTTTTCATCAGCATATTTTTCAGCCTGTTCCGAAAGTTGTTTAATCCGTTTATTCATGCTTCATTTCTGGCTCGGATGACGGCGGCGCAAGCATGAACTGCATTGTCGTGAGTCAACCACGCATCTTCACCATCGTCTCGATAGCCTTTACCCCACTCTGACTCACACACTTTTGCACAGGCTTCACGCTCTTTGTAAACAGCGTTTTTCCATGCAATCTCACACATACGCATAGTGTGTTCTTCGCAATCATGGTGCGTGTATGGGGCTTGACTGCCTTCGTTGTGCCACCATGTTTTAAAGTTTTCATCTTGTGTCATGCTTGTTCTCCTTTTTTCCTAAGCGCATCACAAGTTTTACAAAGCCGCCATTCACGTTCTGCCCTGCCAGACTTGGACTTGGTGTTCTTGCCGGTAAGCTCAACAATGCCCAGTTTGGCAAGCTCAGGCAACCGCCTGGCTACCTGATTGCCATCCAACCCTGTTAACTCGGCAATGCCATCCTTGCCTCTAGCGCCAAACCGCTGAAGACATTCCACAATTTTGTCAAAGTGCTGGTTGGCAAAGGTGGCTTGATCGGCAGCGGCGTGGCTGGTCACTGGATCAAGTGACCGTGCGCGTTTAAAAAGGGATATTGGTGTCATCATATTTACCCTCTGGCTTATTTGTCTTTTCCTCCAAGTCATAGCAATTTGCCCATCCTGTCCAGCCACCATCTGCCAAAGGTATGGTGTCTAATTTAATTTTAAAATTTTCGCCATCTTCAAACAAACTGCCAATGGTCTGGTAGCGTTTCTTTTCTACGCCCTCGCGGTTGGTGTATGTGCCAGTAACGACTACGATGTTTTTGATTTTCTTCATGGGAGGCTTTCAAGTTGTTGGATTTTTAGGTCTACGTCACCCAAGAATTGGATGACTGAATTCTCAAGCAAATTAACCATTTCGGGGTCATAGTTAATGCGTTTGATGAATAGTTGATGTCTTTCTGGAAGACGAGGATCGAATGAAACGAAGTCGCACCAAGGGCGGTCGGCACAAGCCATTTGCCACATCATTTGCGTTATGTATTTGGCTGGCACAGTTCGACTTAACAGCGTGTCAATGTGGGTTGCGGTGTTTGGGCATTTGATTTCGACCATGCCCTCATTTGCCAAACCGTCTGGGGACGCACCAGACATGGAAATCCAAGGGTGGTCAATGAATCCCACCTCGGTCACTAGCAAGTCCATTCTGGCCTCGTAAGCAGCTCTAGCAAACGGCTCGGTGTCTGTACCCCATTGCATGGCTGAATTGTTGTAGGACTCGGCAGGCTTGCCGGTCATGCGCTCACAGACAAGTTGGGCAAGGTAGTTATCCCTGCTGGCGCTTGCACCTGTTTTGGTCTTGGCAATGATGTCTGCCACACGGCTGGCGGTGACCTTGCCGACCCTCAATTGATGCCAGGCATCAGTCCTTTGTTGAACTTCTTGAATATCCATTTAAAGTACCCCTTTTTAATCTTAAATGAGCAGCACCCCTAGAGATGCCAAATTTTGTTGCTACATCATTTATGTGAAAAACATTTTTGCCGTTTGTCACATATACCGAATTGCTTTTGTTTCTTTGCTGCTGTGTTTTGGTTGCCCATCGAACATTGTTTGGCTCATACCCTTTCAAGTTATCTATTCTGTCAATGGAATGCTGGGCAGATGGAGCAAGGCCAATGTGTTCAAAAAAAGCCTCAAAACTATTTGCCCATTCACTACAAATTAAAATTCCTTTGCCGCCATATCTATAAAAATCTTTTGATTCAACGTGAATACATCTAGCTTTCATTGCAGACCAAGTGGAATATTCTTTTGAATTTCTCATTCCATGAGTTTTTATTTTTTCTGCACTAGCTTTGATTGCACATTGTTTGCATTGATTTACTCGGTTATTTCGTACCCTTGTGGCAATGTATTCAGATACATCACCACAAAAGCATTTACATAACCATTTGATATGCCCATCTTTAGACTTTGATTCAGATACAGCAATAAAAGACAAGTTCATAAAATCCCTTTGTAATGGTTTATAAGCGAATCATAGACCATTACGCTGTTCCATTATGCTTTCCTCGCTTTTAACATTGCATCTGCTAGGTCGTAGGCTTCTGCCGCCAAGCGGCTGTTAGCCCATTCCATACCTGCCGGGCTTGCACACAAGCCTTGCATAGCCTTTGCCGCAAAGTAGTCACGCAATGTCATGCCGTCTTTTGTCCAATCTGAAAATGCGGGGTCAATGCCTTGATATTTTTTTGTTGAAAATGGTGATTGGTTGTTCATTTGGCCTCCAATTGTTTTTTCTTTTCATCCTTACGCGCAATGACTTTCTTTTGCCAAGCTGGGTCGCCATTGGCTGCGGCATAAGCGGCTTTGTAGGTTTTCTGGAGTTCTTCCAGCGTGGTGGTTTCGTCCATTGCCGCCATCAGGTCAAGGATTTGGTTTTCATTGACCGTGGACTTAATTTCGGTGCGGCGGCTGGCGTGGTTGCCATCGTCATCTTCTGGGGCAAGGCCAGTGGCGGCAAGCAGGCTGTAGCGTCTGGCGTAGGTCAAAGCTGAACCGTAACCCTGTGGGTCTTGTTTACCGGCAGGGACGTGCAGCATTCCGCATTCCATAACTTCGCCTGATTCGTGGACAAATACGGTCTCCACCATCACGCCGTCTTTACATTCAAAGGTACGTTGCATAAGAGCTATGCCATTGGCGTTTAAAGCGTCTACAACGGCTTCCACGCAGTTAGCCAGGTCAGCATACTTAGACTTGAAATGCGGGTTTGTGGACGTTTTGAGCGCAGGGCCAAAAGCACGTTGAGCTTTGACAAAGGCTGCGGCGATATTCTTTCCGATTGGTGTTTCCATGTTGTCTCCTTAATAAAATTTTGGGCCACAGGTCACATCCACCAGCGTCTCGGCGGTGTAACCATTGATTTTGCGTTTGCCGTAGATCGTAATTGCGCGCAAACCATTCTTTTCGCACTGCTTAATTGCGTCTATCACCTCATTTCTGCCCATTGGCTGAATGTTTTTGTCCATGATTAGCGTTTGAGCTGTCTCTGGGTCGCTGGCGCAAGCTGCCAATAAAAGCAAAAGGATGTATTTCATGATTAAAAAATGTTGTTGGCTAAACCGTTGATGACAAACCCAACACGCTGGGCGCTGGGTGGCTCGTAACCGGCACGTTCTTTCACGCACTGATAAATGTATTTAAATGCTGCTTTGGGGATATCGTAAGTAATGTCCAGCTCGCCGCATTTGATAAATACGTCAAAGTAACCGTCTGTGTCCCAATCGTCACCGTCCCACCAAGTCCATTCAACCGTGACTTCACCGTAGTTGTTAAGGTATTCCTCAAATGTGCCTTGTTCGCCGTCATTTAGCATGATGCCCTCCAAACTAAAACGTCAAGGGAGACCACCACAATGGCGGCTATGGATACTGCATACAGGGCAATTTGCGCCCAATCGGTAGGTTTTTTGTAGGTTTCTATGTCAAACATGGTTGTTCCTTAAAAACTTTATGCGGTTTGAATATGGCAATTAATGCCTTGAGCGCGAAGCTGTTGAACTAATTGCACAGCGTTTTCGTAAAGCATTGCTGTGGTTGGCTTGCGGTAACTTGCTATAACAACGTATTTCATTTTGACTCCTTAAAGACCCTATGCGAAATTGCTGGGGCATGGATGTATTGTTAAGCAGACTTAACCACAAGTCAACAACTATTTGCAATTAATTTCTAGGGATTTTCCCTAATGTCGCTTTTTTGTTAATCTACCTTTACAATGCCCGCATGACCAAACAGCAATTAACCCAGTTGGCAGGCTCACAGGCTGAGCTTGCAAAGATTCTCGGCATCAATCGGGCGGCAGTCTGCCAATGGAAAGCCGTGCCAGAGCTGAGATTACGCCAATTGAAAGATTTGCGACCACAGTGGTTTACAACTTAACAAAATCATGTATAATCAATCCCGTCTAGAGTGGCATCTGGACGTAGACGGAAATCGGAGAACCCTACAGATACCTGTGCGGTCTTGTCAGACGACAAACGAACTTTTGATTTCCGTCATACGTTTTGTTGTTGCTCTCGCCAAGAGCCAAGACCGCAGAGAGATTTGTAGGGTTTTTGCTTTTGGACAACGCAATGCGGTACGTCAGTGGTTGCGTTTGAGATACCCCGATACACGAGCAGACCAGATCGGGGAGCGTGGGCTTAGTCCTAGAGCGCGGTGGTTGAAACAGTCTGGGACAGTGCGAGGCGATGACATGGCTCCGAAAGGCAAGCATCGAGGCACAGGCGAACTTTGATTTTGATCACGGTAAGGCTGTGCTTTGCTCCAACATTCACCAAAAGGCAATAAGGGATATAGATGAGACAGTGCAAATGTGGCGGGACGATAAGAGAACACCAACTGACAAACAACAGGGTTGCATGGACTTGTAACCAATGCGGTCGATATGAACAATTGGAGAATCAAAAATGTTTGAATCAAATTTTGAAAGATTCTGGGCAACTTGGCCTATTAGCTCCCGAAAAGGCGGCAAATCAGATTGTTTGAAACGGTGGGAAAAGTATTATTGTGATAGCTGTTCTGACCAAATAATCAAGCACATTGAATGGATGAAAACCACCGACCAATGGCGCAAAGATGGCGGTGCTTACATACCCTCACCCGCTGTTTACCTTAACCAACGCCGCTGGGATGGCGCTGAGATACCTGAGATTAAAAAAACCGTCCACATTTTGGACAAGCTGGCAGAAGAAAGCGCCAGGGCAGTGCCAATGCCTGCGGAAATAAAAGCCCGCCTAGATGCATTACGGGGTCGCAGATGACGCATGAAAGACTTGTTGCAAACTCAATCCTTAGCCGACTCAAAGACGGTGAAGAATTTAGCCAATCTGTCATCCGAACAGCGCTTATTGATGCAGGAGACCTTGCGCCAGACCGAGGCCAAGGATTGGATCAAACGTTACAAGAAGAAGATTCGGGAGGAGGGAAAAGCCGAGGCATTAGCCTGGTGGCAGAAAACCTTATCAGACGTAGTAAAGCGGCGTGGGCAGAAAGCTGCTGATGACTTACGAAAGCGCATGAATGAGATACGCAGCTAAGGTGGACAGTAACCAAGATGCCATAGTCAGCACGTTAAGGGCTGCTGGCGCTTACGTTTGGATTATTGGCTTGCCAGTTGATCTTTTGGTGGGTTACAAATCTCACACATTCCTTGTGGAAATCAAACGTACCGCTAAAAGCCGTTTTACGCCGTTACAACGCAACTTTTTTGAAAATTGGTGCGGAGGTACGCTGGCAAGGATTGACAGCCCTGACGGGGCTTTAAAAATGATTGGGGTGATCAAATGAGAAATCCTTTAGATGAAGCTCAATTTTGTTTTGATTTAAGTCAAATTTTGCCTAAAGATAAAAAATGGTTTGAAAGATGGACTTGGTATTACCTTTTAATTTGGGCAGAAAATGCGAAGCCTTGAGCAAAACCGCCTAATGTGGGCAAACCTTGAGGACATTGCCCAGCAAGTGGTCTGGCATGGGTTAAAGCTGGACAAACACGAATGGAAAGACGTATTGACGGCGGGGCTAAAAAAGCAAAAGATCGTGCCAGGCATCGAGGGCGGGTTTGTGGTCATTGGAGCAAGGACAAGCAAAATGAGCATTGCAGAGATGAACGAGCTGATTGAGTTATCCACAATGTTTGGCGCGCAGCAAGGCGTTAAGTTCAGAGCACTTGAAGAATGAGATGCCCAGAGTGCGGCACATGGACAATAGTCAAAGAAACGCGAACAAGCACCGGCAACACACGCAGGCGGCGGCTGGAATGCGCCAATGAACACCGATTTACAACACTGGAGACAATAATTGTTTCAAAAACACGAATACGTCAGATCAAAAAAACTGCTGAAACTGGTGGCGGGGCTTGATTGCCAAGCCTGCGGGTCGGGCAACATGGTGCAGGCGGCACACACAAATTGGGGTGGGGGCAAGGGTAGGGGCGTTAAGGCTGATGACAATCTAGTGGCTGCGCTGTGCCTTAAATGCCATTATGAAATTGACCAAGGCAAGGATTTGACCAAAGAAGAACGGCAAGAAAAATGGCAGCAAGCCCACATTGCTACGGTTGCAAAACTTTACAACCAAGGTTTATGGCCTGTTGACGTACCCATTCCAGCGTTTACAATAGAATTGCAGTTGTCTCCTTTAGAGGGTCTGTGACCCTCTTTTTTTGAGAGCTAATAAGTCTGAGAGTTGGTGGGTATGAAGTCGGTCATGTGGCCTCTGAGGTGTGGTGTCTTGCAAGTTAGCCTAGCCCAAGTCATTAATCCCGATGCTCCATGCGGATCGCAACCGCAACAGCTTTCAGTCTTGTTGGTGCGTGTAGCATTGAATCGGAGTAGATCACGTTTGCCCACTGCAAGGCGTGACGAAGCTGGCGGCTAGAACTGTGGTGAAACCGTCCGCACCAACAACTAACACGCATGGGGACTAAACGTGCGGCAACGGGTGGTAATGGGCCTAAATGCCAGCAAACCAAATCCACTCAGTCCCCAGCCGTGTTGGTGTCGAGTAACGAAACTGTACGCCAGATACCTGATCGGGTGGGTCTGCAAACCTGTAGGTCGCAACGCTGGTCACCGACAACTTTAAGGAAAAGTATGAAAAAAGACGTTGCCGACTTTATTTCCACAATGTTTCACAGTAGCACCGTGACGCATTTCATGCACTTAGCCACTGATTCATTTTCAGTTCACATGGCGCTGGGGGCTTACTACGTTGAAATTGTTGACTTGGCTGATCAGTTTGCCGAGGCTTACGCAGGGTGCTACGAAAAGATCAAGGATTTCCCTGAGAACTTTCACAATGCCAAAGACCCTGTTAAGTACCTGACCAGCATCAAGGATTACGTCTACAAGAACCGTGAGGCATTGCCAGACGACACCCAGCTCCAAAATATCGTGGACGAGATAGCGGCGCTGATTGACACAACCCTGTACAAGTTGACCCTCAAATGATTAGGATATTTGCTGGCTACGACCCAAGGGAAGCTATTGGCTACCATGTGTTTTGCCAAAGCCTAATTGAGCGCACTAGCGAGCCGGTCGCCATCACGCCGTTTTTCGGTAAGCAGCGGGACGGCACAAACGCATTTATCTACCAGCGGTTTTTAGTACCCTACTTTACCAAGTTCACCGGCAAGGCAATATTTTTGGATGCCAGCGATATGCTGATGCTGGCAAACATTGACGACTTGAGCAAGCTGTTTGACCCAACCAAGGCGGTGCAGGTAGTTAAGCACGAATATCAGACCAAGCACCCAAAGAAATATATTGGCACACCGATGGAAGCGGCGAATCGGGACTATCCCCGAAAGAATTGGTCAAGTTTAATACTTTGGAATTGCGAACACCCAAGAAACAAGGTGTTGACACCAGAATTTGTAGACGACCAGACAGGCGCAGACTTGCACCGATTCGGTTGGTTGCCCGAAACACTTATCGGTGAGCTACCGAAAGAATGGAACGTACTGATTGGCGAACAAACAAACAAAAACGCCAAGATAGCGCACTACACGCTGGGCATACCCGAGTTTGACTATTACCAAGACTGTGACTTCAGCAAGCAATGGTTTAACACCAAAAGCCGTATGATGAATGGCTTGATCAAGATGAAAGAGGTGGTCGATGCCTAGTCATTCTGCAAAACAAGCCCGATTCATGCAAGCTGCGGCGCATAACCCAGATTTTGCAAAGAAAGCCGACATTCCTGTTAAGGTTGCCCAAGATTATGTGGCGGCTGACAAAAAAATGGCGCTGGCAAAAGCCTTAGCGAGAAAATAATGGCTGATTACCGTGACTTAGCTGCGGCACTAGGTGGTGGGTATGGTCAGGACACTGGCCCAATCACGCCCGATACATTGCTTACGCTGAAAAACGGCAAAACGGCTAGTGCTGGCGACCTGCTTGGCTTGCTTAAAGGTTACGGTCAAGCGGTTGGTAGTAATTTGGAATCATTAGGGCGGGGTGGCTTATCTCAGTTTTTGGGCGCGCCTGTGGATACCGCCAACACGATCAGAACACCATACCCAATGGAAGTATTTGGGGATGTCAACTACACGCCTGACAAACAATTGCCTGGCGGGTCTGCTGACATTTTGGGCATGATGCCAAGAGTTACAAAACCCACACCACAAGCGGCTGGCATGGAAATTATGGGCGGGTTTATGGCGCCAGCGACCGCTAAGGTATTAAAACCTGCGGTAGTGGCTACTGGTCGAATGATTGGAAAAGAAATTAACGCTGGCTTAATTGGTCAGCCTACACGGTCATTGCTGGGTGACATTACGCCTAAACCACTAATGGCGGTTGAGCCTAGCCAAAATGCTAGTTTGTTAGGTCAAACAAAGCCAAAAGATGAGTCTGTACGAATTTATAGAGGCAGTTTTGAAACAAATCCAGAATATTCAGTATTAGAAAATTACCCAAATGCTGTATATAACGGCGTTTTTGGAAGTTCTAATTTGCAATCAGCGCAAGCACATGGAAATGGAACAATTCATTTTACTGATATACCAAAAAATAAAATTGTCACTCACTACGAATTAAATTACGAAATTCCTTATGAAAAAACAAAAAACGCATTATTGAAAGAACGTCCTGATTTAAAGAATAATTCAAAATTATTTGATGAACTTTATGATATTGTTGTTGGAGATGCAGGACAAGATTTGCAAAATCTTGATGACAATAAAATAATAAATTTATTTCGTACCTCGCCTGATGAAGCTAACAATGAAGCGCAAAGATTAAGAGGTCTAGTAGCTAAAAATCTTGGCTATAAAGCCATAGAAATGACTGACGAACATGGAGCTGGAACTTATTTAGTTACGCCAGGTGCTAAATTTAAATCCATTAAATAAAAAGTTTAACATGGAAACTAAAGTAGTTAAAACTAGAAAGAAAGCAGGCGGTAGGTCTGTGGGTACGCCTAATAAGGTCACAGCACAGGCTAGAGAGGCCATTGCGATGTTTGTGGATGGTAATGCCCACCGACTTGCACAGTGGCTTGATGAGGTTGCCATGGGTGTTCCTGAGCATGACATAAAACCCAATCCTGCCAAAGCCTTTGAGCTATTCCAATCAGTGGTTGAATACCATGTACCCAAGCTAGCAAGGACAGAGATCACCGGCAAGGACGAAGGGCCGGTAGAAATGGTGGTGACATGGGGCGGCGTGAAGTAATCCTGCCCTACAGCCCTCGGACGGCATTTATGCCATTCCATGAGCGCACCGAGCGCTGGTCGTGCTTACTTGCCCACCGCAGGGCTGGAAAGACCGTAGCCGCAATCAACGACCTGATCAAGCGAGCAATCACTGAGGGCGGTCGGGGCGCACAGTATGCCTACATAGCCCCATTCAGAAGCCAAGCCAAGCGGGTGGCATGGGATTACATCAAACATTACGCCGCACCAGTAACCAAAGCCACAAACGAAGCAGACCTAATGGTGGAACTGGTGAACGGCGCAAAGATCATGCTGTTTGGGGCAGACAACGCTGACGCTATGCGGGGCATGGGCTTTAATGGCGTATACATGGACGAGTACGGTGACTTTAGGCCAAGCGTCTGGGGAAACATCATTCGGCCTTGTCTCAGTGATCGGCTTGGATGGGCTGTGTTTGGGGGTACGCCAAAGGGCAAAAACCAGTTCCACGACATCTACAAGGTAAGCCAAGTCGTACCAGATTGGTTTCTGCTGCGCCTACCGGCATCGGTGTCCAAGTTGTTGCCTGACTCAGAATTGCAGGCGGCTCGGTCACAGTTAAGCCAAGATCAGTACGATCAGGAATATGAGTGCAGCTTTGATGCCGCCTTACTGGGGGCGTTCTTTGGTCAGGAAATGCGCCAGGCTGATGCTGAGGGCAGGATTTGCGAACTACCATTTGAGCCAGAATCGCCGGTTTACACCGCATGGGACTTAGGTTATCGGGACGACACCGCAATTTGGTTCTATCAGGTGGTTAGGGGCGAGATTAGGGTAATGGACTATTACGCCGTATCAGGCGCAAGCATTGAGGAAATATGCGATGCGGTCATAGCTAAGGGTTACCGATACACCCGCCACCATTTGCCGCATGATGCCAGAGCCAAGACCCTTGCAAGCGGTGGTAAGTCCATTGTTGAGCAATTGGCTGCACATCTAGGCGGCATCAGCAAACTTGCAATTGTTCCCGAAATCGGTGTGCAAGATGGCATTCAAGCGGTTAGAATGATTTTACCGCTGTGCTACTTTGATCCACGCTGTGAGGAAGGATTAGAAGCACTCAGACAGTATCAACGTGAATATGATGAAGACAAAAAAGCATTTCGTCAGACTCCGAGGCACGATTGGACAAGTCACCCGAGCGATGCTTTTCGGATGATGGCAGTAGCTTATAGACAAGAAGCAAAAGATCAGACACCGCCCAAGGGCAAGACCCTACAAACCATCACATTAGATGAGCTGTGGGACTTTGAGATGCAACATAGAGAGGAACGAATATGAGCCAGCCAGTAGCAGAAGTCGGTGGATACAAAAACATCACCGCCACAGGCGCAGTCAGCACAGGCCCTTGCCAGTTGATTGGTTTCTACGTTAACAACACAACCATAGGCACATTGGTGTTACGCAATGGCGGCGCTAGTGGCGAGGTCATGAGTGGCACGATCACGCCAGCTATCGGTTTTCACCGATTTCCCGCTAACGTGGGTGTCAGTCTGTACGCCACGATTGGCGGCACTGGATTGGATGTGACATTCTTCTTTGCCGCTGGTAGCTGATCATGTACGAAGAAAACGGCGCATATGAGGGCGAAGACCCAGGCCCGTACTGGCATGACCAGATTGAGACCGCCATCAAGATATTTGACAAGTGGGAGAAGCGTGGCCTAAAGGTTGTCAAGCGGTATCGGGACGAGCGTGATGCCATTGAGATGCCAAGGATGAAATTCAATATCCTTTGGTCAAACATTCAAGTCTTATTCCCAGCCCTGTACGGTCGCCAAGCCAAACCCGAAGTTTCACGCCGCTACATGGATCAAGACCCTGTCGGTCGGTTGGCATCCACGATGCTCGAGCGCGTGATGGAGTACGAGACCACCCAATTCGGTGACTTTGACGCTGCCATGTCTGGGGCGGTGCAGGACAGATTGCTGCCTGGTCGCGGTACAGCATGGATTCGCTACGAGCCGGTCATTGTCAATGAGCAGCCCGAGGCAACCGAGACCGCAGGGCAGATGGAAGAACCAACCGAGCCTCAAGTTAGCGGCGTGGTGGAAGACCCCACAGAGCGCATTGACGCAGCTCACAGCCCAATTGATTACGTCTACTGGTCAGACTTCTTGCATTCACCAGCTCGCACATGGGATGAGGTGTGGTGGGTAGCTCGGGCGGTCTACATGACCAAGGACGAGGGTGTAGAGCGTTTTGGGGACGTATTTAAAAACGTCAGTCTGACTAGCTCAAACACCGACATGGACGGTAAGAATCCATTGACCGCCAAGATGACCTATGACAAAAAGGCGATGGTCTATGAGATTTGGAATAAGCGCAGCGGTAAGGTTTGCTGGATTGCTAAAGGTTATCCACAGGCGCTAGACGAGCGTGATGACCCACTAGAGTTGGAAGAATTCTTTCCATGCCCCAAACCGCTGATGGCGACCACCACCACCGGCACGATGATTCCTGTGCCTGATTACTGTGAATACGAAGATCAGGCGCAAGAGTTGGACAATTTGACCCAACGCATTTACCTGCTGACCAAGGCTTGTAAAGCGGTCGGCGTGTTTAATGCTGAGTTCAAAGAACTCGCGCGGATGTTTAGCGAGGGCGTGGACAACAAGCTATTCCCAGTGACCGGCTGGGCGGCAATGTCGGAAAAAGGCGGCTTAAAGGGCGCTATCGACATGATGGACACATCGCAGATCATTGTGACCTTGCGGGAGCTGTACGCCGCCCGAGAGCAGGTCAAGCAGTCGATCTACGAGATCATGGGCATATCGGACATCCTGCGTGGATCGTCTAAGGCTCAGGAAACCCTCGGTGCTCAACAGCTCAAGGCCAACTTTGGTAGCCTGCGGTTAAAGAGTAGCCAAGGCGATGTGGCTCGATTTGCTACCGACATCTTCAAGCTCAAAGCGCAGGTCATTTGCAAGTTTTACCCGCCTGAGTTAATTGTGGAGATGTCTGGGGTGATGAACACACCAGACGGTCAAGACCCGCAGATGTTGCAAGCGGCGATCCAGATGCTGTCCAACAGCACAATCAGGGATTTCCATATTGCGGTTGAAGCTGACAGCCTGGCGCAGATTGACGAGCAAGCTGAGAAGCAGGGCGCACAAGAGGCCATCCAAGCTATTGGTTTGTTCTTGCGTGAGGCAATCCCCATGATTGCCCAAGCACCCGAAACCCTGCCTATGGCCTCCGAGATGCTGTTATTCCTTGTGCGCCGATTCAGAGCCGGTCGAGGGTTAGAGAGCGCGGTTGAAAGGGCAATGAAAGCCCTGCAAGACAAAGCAGACGCTGCCAAGCAGCAACAGCCTGGCCCACCGCTAGAGATGATGCAAATGCAAGCCGAGCAACAAGCCGAGCAAATGCGGATGCAGGCACAGGCGCAAACTGAGCAAATGAAAGTGCAAGCGCAAGCTCAGATTGAGCAGGGTAAGGCACAGCTTGAGATGCAGATGCACCAGGCTAAGACGCAAGCAGAGATGCAATTGGCTCAAATGAAAGCCGAGTTTGAGGTTGCTAAACAAAACAACGAAATGCAAATAAAGGCCAGAGAGATGGCCGGACGGGAAGAATATGAGCGATGGAAAGCAGAACTTGATGCAGCGACTAAAGTCTTGGTGGCACAAATTGGCGCAAAAGCTGGGCTTGATCAAGCCGCAATGAGCGCACAAATGGCGGCATCCGAGGAAGTTGACTCTACCTTGGGTGACGGCATGAGTGAGGCAATTAACCGTTTGGCTGATATGCACGGTCAGACGCTGGGACAGATTACAGGTGTGATGCAGGCAATCAGCGCACCCAAGCGCATTATTCGTGGGCCTGATGGTCGGGCGGCGGGTGTTGAGATTGTCACATGAGCTTAGTTTTAGCCGATAGGGTTCAGGAAACCACAACCACCACAGGTTCTGGGACGCTGACGCTAAACGGCGCTGTAACAGGCTTCCAAGCCTTTTCTGCGCTGGGCAACGGGAACACCACCTATTACACAATCCAAGGCGAAACGCAGTGGGAAGTGGGGCTAGGGACGTATTCGGCTAACACGCTGACCCGCGATACAGTCATCAGCTCATCAACTGGCGGGGCAAAGCTGAGCCTGGCCGCTGGCACAAAGCAAGTCTTTGTAACGCTGCCTGCTGAGAAGACAATAACGTCAATTGCCTCTGCTGATGCAAGCATCATCGTTACAGCGGTTGGATCACTTATTGATCTTTCGGTATCGCAAACGTCACCAGCCTCTGTGTTGGTTGAGAGAGTGCGAAATTCCACTGGTGCGACCTTAACAAAAGGCACGGCGGTCTATATTTCTGGTGCTACGGGACAGCTTCCAACTGTTTCCAAGGCGCTAGCTACAAGCGATGCCACATCAGCGCAGACTTTAGGATTGATTACAAGTGACTTGGCAAACAATTCAAATGGATATGTAACCATCATTGGGTTGGTTGATGACCTTGACACATCGGCCTATACAGATGGGGTGCAGCTTTATCTCAGCCCAACGACAGCGGGAACTTTGACGGCCACCAAGCCTTACGCACCACAGCATTTGGTCTATGTGGCTGTTGTTGCCCATGCTCACCCCGTTCATGGCAAGCTAATTGTTAAGGTGCAAAACGGCTACGAGATGGATGAGCTGCACAATGTGTCGGCACAAAACCCAGCAAACGGTAGTGTTTTAATCTACAACACAAGCACAAGTTTGTGGGAAAAACAGGCGCAATCCGCTTTGACAGCGGGTAATGTGTCTGGGATCGTAGCCGTGGCAAATGGCGGCACAAATGCGGCAACGGCAACGGATGCAAGAACAAATTTAGTAGCAGCCAAAAGCGGCGCAAATACTGACATCACCTCAGTGGGCTTGACAACCGGCACGATCTCCACTGCACCAAGCGCAGCCACAGACATTGTGAACAAGACCTATGCGGATGGCCTGCCTGCCCTTTGGGGGGCTTAAATGTTTGGCTATGCTGCCTTTGCACAACTACCATTTGCCACCATTGGCACAACAGTCATACCGCCACCACCACCGGCAGAGGTCTTTTTAGGTGGTCACTTTGGCTTTGATGAGCGCGACAAAGGCTGGGAACAAGACAGGAAACTAGAATCCAAGCGCAGGGAAAGGATCAAAACCGCATTGTTTGGCTTACCGCCAGAACAGCGGGAACAGATTACCAGCGCACCTACCGAAACAATAAATATTGCGGCACAAACAGTAATCACTTATGATGCGGTCATGGTTCAGATTGAAACGCTGAGAAAGCGGATTGAATTTGAGCAGGATGAGGAAGATTTTGAAACACTTTTGGAGTTGCTTTGAGAACTACATGGGTTTTTCCATCAGACGGCAGTGAGCCTTACGAAAAGAGTAAAGGCCCAGCCGCTGAATACACCACAGTGATGGGTGACATTGCCCCATTTATGTCGCCTGATGGCAAGATGATTGAGGGTAGAAAGCAGTGGCGTGACCACCTTAAGCGCACCGATTCCATCGAAATGGGGCATTCGGATGTTAAGTATGCCCAGCAAGAGTGGAACAAAAAGAAAGAAGCACATCGAGACCGATTGCGCGGACAGTTGCAGACCGTGCAAGAGTTTGACCGACCAGGCGCACCGATAGCACCTGTTAAGATGTCTAACCTAAACATAGAGATGGCAAACCGCCTACACAACCGTCCCATGCCTGAGCGCAAGGAGATGATCAAAATGACTTTGGAACAAATGAAAAGGATGAAGTGATGGAAAACGAAGTTGTCGCACCCGACACGATAGACACACCAGCACCAGAAACCCCAGCGGTCGAAGCGCCCCAAACAGCGCCAGCAGAGCCGCAAAGCAGAGCCGATACGATTCGTGAGGCACTGACCAAGACACCGACAAACCGTGGCAAACACGCCGCCACACAGCCCCGCGAGGGGGGCAAGTTTGCTCCCAAGTTTCCAACCGACCAGACCCAAGCACCGCAAATGGCTGAAAAGCCACGCACCGAGATGCCGAAAAGCCTGCGGTTGGAGTTGAAAGATCATTGGGAAAAAGCCCCGCCAGAACTCCAACAAGCCTTTGCCCAGCGGGATGCCGATTACGAAAAGGGCATCAGTCAGTACAAGCAGCGGGATGCCGAGGTTCGCGCCATTACCGAACAATTTGCCCCGTATGAGTGGATTTTGCGGAATGAGGGCAGTACACCGGCGCAAGCTATCGGCCCATTGCTCCAGACGGCGGCATTGCTGAGAACTGGTACACCGCAGCAGAAGTCGCAGGCGGTCGCCCAAATGATCCAGCAATTCCAGATTCCTTTGGATCAAGTGGCTGCTTACTTTGGCGGCGAAGCCCCACCACAGCAAGATTCACACTACAATCAACTGGCGCAACAAGTACAGCAGCTCACGCAACACATCACGCAGAGCCAGTACGAGGCACAGAAACAGAATGAAAACAGAGCACTCTCTGTAATCCAGCAGTTTGCAGGCGACCCTGCTAACGCACACTTTGAGGCAGTCCAAGACCGGATGCTGTCGCTTCTCCAAGCGCCGCAGGTACTAGGGGACATCAGTAATATGTCAGAACGCGAGAAATTGCAACTGGCGTATGACACCGCTGTAAGGCTTGATCCACAGTTGGCACAAAGTTTATATGCTCAACAGCAACAAAGCTATGCCGCACAGAATCAGGTACAGAAAGCAAAACAAGCGGCTGTACAGGTAAGGGGAGCGCCAGGCGGCGCAGTCTCTGGCCCAGTAAGTCAAACAGACCGCCGAGCTGTTATCGCAAATGCGTTACGGTCGGCAAACTTTTAAAGGGGTAAATCATGGCATACGCCAATAGTAATTACTCAGACGTTTTGGCAACCACCATTGAATCACGTTCCGGCATCGTTGCTGATAACGTGACCAAAAACAATGCGTTGCTGACTCGCCTGCGTGAAAAAGGCCGTTACAAGCCGTTCACAGGTGGATCGACCATTCTTCAAGAATTGTCATTCCAAGCAAACTCAACCGCCATGTACTACTCAGGCGCTGAAGTATTGAACATCTCCCCAGCGGACGTGATCAGTGCAGCTCAGTTCCCGATTAAACAGGCAGCCGTAGCAGTCACGATCAATGGCTTGGAAATGCTCCAAAACAGCGGCGAAGAACAGATCATTGATTTGTTTGACGCACGTTTGGACGTTGCCGAGGCATCCATTGAGAACTTGATCTCTACTGGTATCTACTCTGACGGTACAGCCAACAACGGTAAGCAGATCACTGGTTTGCAAGCTATGGTGGTTGCGTCCCCATCCACCGGCGTGGTTGGCGGCATTGACCGTGCCACTTGGTCATTCTGGCAAAACCAGACTTTCGACTTCTCTACTGACTTGGGCTCTTCTGCATCCAGCTCAAACATCCAGACCGGCTTCAACCGTCTGTATGCAAAGACAAGTCGCGGCTCTGACGTAGTTGATTTGATCCTGTTGGATAACAACCTGTGGGGCTTCTTTATGTCCTCACTGCAAAACATTCAGCGTTTCCCAGGATCAAGCAAAATGGCCGAACTCGGCTTTGTTGCATCCAAGTACATGAATGCTGACGTTGTTCTTGACGGTGGTATCGGCGGTAATATTCCCGCAAGTACCGGCTATTTCTTGAACACGAAATACATTTTCTTCCGTCCTCACGCAAATCGTAACTTTGTTCCGATTGGTGATGAGCGTATGTCCACCAACCAAGATGCCATCGTGCGCTTGATCGGCTGGGCTGGCAATATGACTGCCTCGGGACTTCAGTTCCAAGGCGTGATGACTGAATAAGGAGCAAAATCATGGCTGATTACGTCACCGATGGAAAAATTGGT